ATCTAAAGTGAAAATGATTCCCCTATACCAGTTAAACGCTGGTAACCGTTCTTTTGACTTTTAACCTAGTTTTCATTCCTTCCTACGGGGGCCAGCTCAAGTCTTCCTACTTCTTCCAAGGCTGGTCCCCACTTATAATAAGCACTTACTCTGCGGCGGATCGGCTAATCTCTTTTTTAAGTTCTAATATTAGAACTGGAGATTAGTCGGTCCATTATTAGCCTCCTAGCGCAACCCAGCCCTCACGCGGAAAGCATCGTGGAAAGGGCTTATATATCATGATCAGCCCTGGCTCCGGGGGGGACCGGCTACCCTATACCCCCCCCCATCGTCGCATTCTGGCATAGTCCGGTAAGATGCATTATGGGATGTCAGGATCGGATTGTAGGGTAACTCGTTACCTAGTGCCAGTTTACTAGGCTAGGTGAAAGCTTCCAGCATGGTGATACGATCGGATTCCACCTGGATCATCGAGTAGTTCGCGGATAGTTCGACGGCTACGGCTCCACTAGCAGGATCGGCATCCAAGTTACCCCTACAATTAGAACACGAACCATCCATCTAAAATAAAATCCACTAACCCAAACCAATTGTTGCGGTAATCTTGGAAAGGTATTACCTTATCACTATTGGAAATGAGGGAAGATGGAAGATGACGATGTCGCGGATGTGTTCGGATTCATAATGGCACTAGGTTTTCTGGCCATATGGCCAACCTTGTACTTCATATCGTGCAATTGGGAAGGTTAGGGAGATGGGTTTAAACCATGATCGATTATCTAGATCGAGATCTGCAGCGATGGATCTGCTAGATCGTGCCGAAACTGCAGCAAGAAAGTTGACCACTGGAAAAGTATCAGAGTCTGACATCGCTGTTGAAGTTTCCGCTGAGGTTGAACTATTGGAAGATGAAGCGGCTGGAAATATCAGTCGTGGAGTAGATCCAGCGATCGAGTATGAATGGGTTGCCAATATCAAATTGCACCTGAAATCGTGGGGGTATTAGGGAGGTTGGGAAGATGTCAGTTAGACTCGTAACTACTGAATTGGTGAGAGAATCCAGACCAGAAGAATTGGATCGGGTTAGTGGACCGGAAGATGCTGGTCCGATTCTGCAGGATCTAATTGGTTCATCGGATAGGGAGAAATTCGTAGTACTCCATCTGGATATGCAGAACCAGATCATCGCATCGGAGATCGTATCCGTAGGCAGTTTGTGTGCGTCACTTGTCCATCCGAGGGAAGTATTCAAAGGATTGATCCTCAACAACGCTGCAAGTTTCATCGCTGGCCACAACCACCCATCGGGGAATCTTGTAGCCAGTAGGGAAGACATGGCAGTAAAGACTCGCCTAGAATCGGCTGGTAAGTTGTTAGGAATCCAGATGCTGGATTTTATGATCGTGAGTCCAGATGGGTATGTTGGCGGTAAGAATGTTAGGAGTAGGGAATAATGGGCGATGTGAAGTGGTATCTAGGTGGTGGTGGTGCGGTCCCGACATTCTGGATATGTTCCACATCTTGTATCGCGGATAGTCCAGACGATGTTGACCTAGTGGACTATTGCATTTTAGTTACTCCGGACAAGGGTGCAAGATGTGGGAATTGTGATCGCGTCGCGGTATTTGATTTTCCAATTGAAAGGAAAGAATGATGGATCTGGAGACATTACAGAGAATGCGCGATGAGTGTATCAAACTTGAAACCCATCGTGCTAGGTGGTTCCGACGGGTTGCCAGTACGATGGAAATTGAGGATCTACCAGATGATGACGATGACGATGAAAAGGATTCACAATGAGAAAATCCTACCCCATCATCTCGCCTAGTCAGTTGTGGAAATACTCCGATGCAGATTGTGGATCCCGGAGCAGTATCCGCGCGGAGATACGCGATACATGGTCCAGAATCCAGATTCGCGCACTAGGTTTAGGATTCAGGAAAGTTATTCCAATTCTCCCGGTAGCGGATTCGAGCATAAATATTTTCGGTAGTGGAACCAAGACGGAAAAGGGAGAATCCATACCGGAACCTGTCAAGACTCTCATCTGGTACGGTTCTCCCGGTAGGGAATCCGGAGTGGAAATGTGCGATAACAGATCGCCGGCGTGTACTGCTGGATGTCTCGGTCACGGATGTTGGCATCTGAAAATCAGATCGGGTAAGAATTCCAAACTGTGGAAGACAATGCTACTAGTAGGGAATCCTGACCTATTCATCCGACTATTAATGTTAGAGCTAGACAGTCACATCCGATCCTGTGAAAGAAATTCCATCGAACCTGCCGCGCGAATTGACGGTAGTACCGATACCGGGATCGGTGATGTGTTGTCGGGATTCGACAGGTTCTCCGATTGCAATTTCTACGATTACAGCAAATCCACATCGCGACTAAGTAGATTCCTATCGGGTAAGTTTCCAGACAATCGGCATCTTACCTATTCAAGAAGTGAAAAGAACCATCGACAGTCAGTTGATATCGTCAACCGTGGTGGATCGGTTGCGGTTCCAGTCAATTTAAAGCGGCACGAATTCCCATCAACATGGTGCGGTATGCCAGTAGAAGATGGTGACCGACACGATGTGAGATACCGAGATACTCCAGGAACATGGCAATTTCTAGAGTGGAAAGGACAGGCTAGTAGGAAACACGCTGTGGCTAGTGGATTTTGTGTATCGGTGAAGGGATGTTGATAACCATCATCGGGATAGTAATTATCATGGTAGTGGTGCCAGAATTAGATCGTAGGAGAAATGGCCAATAGGAAAGTAGGTACAAAATGAGACTGCAATTACTACATAGGATGATCACCCGCCTGGATTGTGCGAGCTCCGGAGAATGGGGAGGGAGAATCCGTACACAGACATCCGATGGCATAGGTCACACAGATGATTCCCATAGTTATCGGGAGGAAAGAGGAACCATCATCCTGGGTGACGGTGCCGAAGTGGATAAGATACAGAATGCTAGCGACCGGGAGAAGCTAGGATTTTATCCGTTGACGACACCAGATGATTCTCCCCACTTCGGGATCTGGTACTCGGTTCGTTGTTGGCAGATCCTGATCTACGCCGAGGGCGATGTCACATGGGAGTCCTACTCCGATGATTCTAATTTCTGGTCTGGTATCCGGAGACACGCCAGGTTTCATGGTCTGACTGCCCAATACCTGGAAAGCTTGTAGGATGGGGCGCGCAGGATCGATTCTCCCGGATTTTATTGACTCGACCCGACCCATGGCACCCAAGAATCCTACCGCGCAGAGAAGGGAGGAGCTGTGCCGGTAGGGTTCCTGGAACAACCGAGTAAGATCAGACCACAGCCCCTGCACAAACTAATGGCTAGGACTCCACCGGATATATCGGCTGGCGGATTGCTTACGCGTACAGCTCTGTGGAATCTAGCAGTTTGGGCGAAATCTGAGGTACTCAGATTCAGATCACAGAACAAATACAATACTTCAAGGCTAGACAACACTCTCGGAGAGCAGGGATTCCTTGGCCGAGCGCGTCACTACGATCAAAAGTTACCGCGATACTTTCTCTTACTGGAATATGAGGAGTACCGTGAAGACTTGAAAGAACTACGAGACGGTGACCCTATCTCAGAGCAAAGGGGCAGCACAGAAATAGGTGGTATCTCTGCTCACGAGTATGAGCGGGACAACTTGTTCATGTTATTTGATTTGTGCAGGGACAAGAACAGCAGGCTACTGCACAGGGTGAGGGGATTATCAATGGACAAGCATGGTAAAGACGCAGTGGGTAGGTCGGTATTCAATCTGGTCCCGTACAAAGATGAGGGAGGTAGAGAATATATCAGCAGGTTTTTATTTGCTGAGTTGCACCCGGTGCGAATGTTAATGAGGAGCAAAGGGCTGAATCTTATGGGGTTCGCCGACAAAATGGAGATAGCAAGGGCCAAGCTTCCGAAAAGTTTCTTCACGGATTCGATCATGAAGCCCTGGAATCTAGCAAAGATGAAGGAACTCTGGCCTGAGACTGACCTCTGTCAGTTGCGCCAGGATTTCCACATATGGAAGGCAACAGACTGGGAGGCTGATCCTGTGCTGTTTGCTGCCACTGCCATGCAGGTCTTTGTCGAGCATGAGCGGGGACTATTGGCTAAGAAGAAAAAGAAGAAAAGAATGTAAGACCATACCACGATAATGGAGTACCTTATGCGACTGATCGGTGGGAGATTACTTTAAAGGAAGGGAGTTTGTATTGCCTATATCAGTGGAAGAACTGGAGGCTAGGCGGGTATCTGTCGGGGCTTCAGATGTTGCAGCGATCATGGGCTTGAGTCCATTTGCAAATGCTCACGACATTTACCTGCAAAAAGTTGTGGGTACTGACCATGGAGGAGGGACTGAGGCGCAGAATCTGGGCAATGATTGCGAGCCTATGCTTGTGATCTGGGCAGACGAGCAATTGGGTAACAGGAATCCGGACAGTCTCGTGGAGGTAGACAAGAAGTTCACGAAGCTGGTGGAGGAGCCAGACGGTAGGGTGTTGCCGGCCCACGCCAACCTCGATGGCTTCTCGATATACGGAGACCAGAGGGTGGGCATTGAGGCGAAGACTACCTCGATGTATGGGGTGTTTGGTGAGCAAGGAACGGACGAGGTGCCTGACCACATTCTTGTGCAGGCACAGTGGCAAATCTTTGTCGCAGATCTTCAGCGCGTAGTGATTCCTGTACTACATGGTGACGGGAATCTCCGTCGTTCATTCTACATAGTACACAAGAATGAGGAGATCTTTGAGGGTGCTAAGGCCAAAGTTCTATCCTTCTGGAACGATCATGTTATCCCGAAAGTTCCACCGACTGAGGTGCTACCGAGCCTGGAAACCATGACAAATCTACGCCGGCAACCTGACTCTACGGTAGAGGTATCGGAAGAGCTGGTGCGATCTTGGCTAGTTACCAAGGAACTGAAGGCTCAAGCAACCAAAGACGAACGGGCCGCGAAGGCTGCTTTGATGGCTGCGTTGTCTGACGCAGAGGGTGGTACTTGTAGTTTGGGTGAGTTGAGTTATTTGAAACAGAAGAGGGCTAGTTACACAACCAACAACACGGAGTTCAGAGTACTCCGATGGAAGGGAAACAAGAAGTGAACAGTATACAGAGAGTGGACAATTGGCTGGAGAAATCTGGCCCCAAACTTTTGGAGTTATTGCCTGGGAATATCGAGCAGGACAGATTCCTCAGGAATGTCAGCAGTCAGGTGAAGATGAATCCGGCTATCCAGAACTGCCGGCCTGATACGATTATCAACTCCATCATTCGAGCCACCCACCTGGGCCTTGACATTGGAGTGCTGGGTAGTGCGTGGATCGTGCCATATGGTGACCAAGCTAACCTTGTGATTGGTTATGCTGGGTTGATTGACCTTGCGAACCGAAGTGGAACGGTGAATGCGATTCACTCTGGCGTGGTGCGGAAGAATGATATCTACAAGCGCACTGAAGATAACTTCTCTCACGACTACGATGCTTTCGGAACTGCTGAGTCGAGGGGTCCAGTGGTAGGATGCTACTGTCTTGTTGACCTCAAGAATGGTAGCCGGCAGATCGAGACGATGAACCTTGAGGATATCGAACAGGTGCGTAGTGGTTCTCGCAGCGGAAACAACGGACCTTGGGTCACCTACTTCGAGGAGATGGCTAAGAAGAGTGTGATTCGCAGGGCTTTGAAGCGTATCAAGTTGAGTCCTGAGGTACAGGAAGCGATCCAGAGCAGTGACGACGCGGAGTACTTGCCAGCAGAGGTGAGGCCGGCAAAGAAGCGTGGGTCAGCGGGTCTGGTGGAGCGTCTCGACCCGCCCGCTGTCGTCGTCGACAAGCCCCGTATCGTGGACGCAGTGGTATCGGAGCCAGTGGTGGTGGTTGTCGAACCTGAAGCCCCTGAGGCACCCGTAGAGGAACCCTCCCCCTCCTCGTCGAGGTTCGATCATGAGGACCACCTCAAACACGCCAAGAGGGTTGCTGCAATGATTGGGTCACCAGTTCGGAAGTGGTATAAAATCACTGTCATGCGGGAGCGGATGATCAAGGAGCGGGCAAAGGCAGAAGGGGTTAATCCTGGCAACGCGGAGGAGTTCTGGGGTTTAGTAGAGGAAGTTTTCGTGCCCTTCGATTCCTCAAAGGTGGAGGACTGGAAAGAGAATTGCGACCTGGATGTGCTGTTGCGGATCCCGAAGAGGGGTGGCAAGGACCACTTCACTGCTGCCAGAGAGGGTGCTTACAGGGATTCGGACTCTAAGCCTGAGTCCCCTGCATTCTCCGTTGCTGATATCACAGAAGTCGAATGATTAAGAGAGGGTCTGGAGATTTGGAAGTTACGCCAACTGAAGACTTCGGTTTGGTGGAGTTCGGAGCAAGGTTCTCCGTCCAGGTATACCACTTTCATGGTCGAGTGAGATTGCAGATGGTCATTCATAATCTGCAAGACGGGACTCACGATATCCAGACCCTCTACTCCTATCCCGTAACCAATGAGGGTGAAGAGGCGAACTTCAGGTACTATGACAAAGAGGAAAGGTCTACTGAGATCGACCTTGAAGAACTCCTCCGCTTCCTGCACGAACTGCCGTCTACAAACAATAGCTTATTATCTTTTCTCGGTATCATATGCCGGTCGGAAGTCGCCAGGGATCTGGTCTGCATGATTGAGAAAGCCATTTGTGCTTGTCAACTATGGTGGGGTTGGGGTTGCCCTATGGCAGCCGAAACCCTGCAATGTTATAACGAAGCCGCTACCCAGCCTTCTGAATACATTCGATCCCACAAACAGCGTGACCAGTGGGTGTATGCGAAGAAGATTCTCGCGACCAGGGCAGCGTCGAAGGAAGCTGAGAAACGACAGTAGGAAGTAGAAGTGGATGCGCCCTGAAAATATCGGCAGAAGACTCAAACTCAAACTTTCCTGGCCGCAAAAGTTTCACGATCAAATCGAAGACCTCGAACACGAAGTCTTTTGGGATAGCAAAAAGAAAGCGGTCGTCCTCATCACGCCGCAAGCGGTCATCGAGTACACCCCCCCGCCCACGGGGCGAGAGCCACCTGGAGAAACAAGCGGCCCTCCTCATAAAAAGCCACCATCTCCCTGAGTTCATCCGGGAACATAGGTTTCATCCAGTCAGAAGGTGGAGGTTCGACTTCGCTTGGCCTGAATTGTATGTCGCCTTGGAGGTAGAGGGTGGGATCTGGAATCGTGGCCGGCATACCAGCCCGAAAGGGTTTATCTCTGACTGTGAGAAATACAATAGCGCGCTAGTTATGGGCTGGAAGGTACTCAGGGTCACCCAACCAGACATTAAGGCTGGCCGGATGATTGACTGGCTGAAAGCGGTACTTCCTTCGCCTTGATTTTCCTGCCGGTACACAGGTTTCTCCACAGTCCGAGGAAGTATTCCTTTCCGTCCAGGTTATGGCTGTTTGCCATGCGTTTCTCCCAAGGTATCAGCTGTTCTATCTGTTCATTTGATAGGGCAGCTCCGTCCTCATACCACTGCTGCGCTTCGATCACTGCCTTGTTGAGTGCGCTGATCCACTTACGAATCGGACCCTCAATCGCGGCTTCTCGGTACTCTTCACCAGTTGTTTTTGAATCCGAACGGTCACCAAGTCCTAGTATGTGCTTGGCCATGCCGTCGAGGCTCAGGTTTATCAGTTTGTTTGGTGAGAAATCCAACCCGGTTTTTGTCACAAACATTCTGGTCTGATTAGAATCCAACCAAGTCTTGAATCTGTGTTCGCTGACAGGCCCAAGAGGATGCTTAGACATGGGATACCCACCGTCAACTTCGACATACCAGAGTAGGTCATTGAAGCCTGTGATATTGTGAACGACAGGTATTCCGAATCGAATCCCCACCCTTGAGGTTATCTTGTGCCGGCCAATGTTCGTGAACTCCACCTCTTCGATTAACTTATCCATTCTTCCTTCTTCCTTCTCCTAAAACTTCCCAAGCCAAGAGGATTTGAGCCGGTACTTGCCCATTGCCGATTGCCTTCAAGCGCGCAACTCGATTCTCTTTCTTCTCTGTTAGCCGGGGCACCTCACCTGTGTCCGCTGGATCAGTGTCCCAGTAAGTGCCAGCCTTCACGCTTGTCTCCCACGCTTCCATCGTTCCTTCGGGGAGGGGAGCGAGCGAGGACCAGCCACACGGCCAGCCCATCAGCCACTCCGTCCAGTCAGGGTTCAATCGACCTTGACTGACCTCCCGAAAATCGACTGCATCGTTTAGATCATTGGACCGTTCTGGGTCTGGGAATCGCTTCCCGTCTCCGCTCTTCCAGTCTCTCGATTGTGGAGTAGGCCACGCTGGTATCACACCCTGAGCAGAGAAGGGAGACTTACCGTTGAGCATACTTGTCGCTTCTGCTTCAGGAAGATCACCTTCAAGAACTTGCTTTCGCAGCAATCTTACATTCCCCTCGTTCGGTCTCGTGTTGACTGTTGGCGTAGGCCACGGACCACCACCGCTTCCTGAGGTGCAGCGCGCCTGCGGAACGAGCGGAAATAGTTTCCCACCGGCAGTCATACCCGAGGCGGGCAAGGTCACCGAGGACAGTAGTTCCGTAGAGCCGAAGCAGTCCGGGTGTGTTCTCCAGGAGGACAGTTCTTGGTCGTACCTCGCTAATGACTCTCGCTGTATCAGGCCAAAGGTTTCGGTTGTCGTCTTCTCCTCGTTGCTGTCCTGCTTGGGAGAAGGGTTGGCAGGGGAATCCAGCAGACACGACATCGACGATGCCATGCCAAGGTTTACCGTCAAATGATCGTATGTCATCCCAGATTGGGAAGGGGTCGAGCGATCCGTCCTCTTGTCTCCGAAGCAAGACCTCGATGCAGTACGGTTCGTTTTCAACCGCACAGACGATGCGGTGACCAGCAAGCCTCGCTCCGAGAATTCCTCCACCAGTGCCAGAGAATAGTGCCAGCTCATTCATTCCCCCCCTGTCTCTCTTTTGCATCTTCGAGATGGTCAGCGATAGCCTTGTTGGCCCAGTCCATCAGTTCGCGAGGAGTGGCGAGACCAGTAGCGTCCAATCCTTTGAGTTCCTTCCTGATAATCCTCTGCTCTTCCTTAGTAAACTCAGGCCAGATTCCTATCCTCAATTTATCATCCTCGGTTCTTTGGTGTAGACGAGCCTCTGCCTGTAGCCAACGCCAAGCCCGCCAGCGATACGAATATTCCTCGGGAGACTCCCAGCCTGGGCATCTACCGGGATACACTCCTGGCTCCATCGGCCATTTTTCTTTATAGCCTTTTCTGAATAAAGTTCCTTCCCAGCTACGCTTAATCAGTTCGGTGATTGTGTATTTTGTGGGAGGCGGCTTCTTCTTTGCAGTTCTTTGGTGTCGAAGAGCCGAGTACTTCTTCGCCATCTTCCCCCCCCTATCTAACAATCGCAGCGGCTGCCGCTATCGACCAAAGGAACTTCTTCTTGTACACAATCGCAAGGTTGTAAATCTTTTGCGAGTGGTTGGCGATGATCCAACTTCGCTTCTCACTTAACAGGCTATTGATTGCTTGGGCACGACCTCTTGCCGGCGCGACTACCCACCTCTCTCTGGTGTCGTCATCTGAACAGAGCCGAATATAGAAACGCTTCTCTTTCGAGTGGTACGCAAGGTTTTTCTCGCACAGGTGAAACAACATCCGCCCAGTTTCCCGCATTAGAATCAACTGCTGGTAGTCCATGTCTGTAAGTTTTATGGCTAGGTTCCTTCCTAAAAGAACAGCCAGTCAACCAGCAACCAAAGCAGACCGCAGATAATAGAGAGGCTTAGAAGTTCTATCGTTCGATCCAAGAACGATCCAAAGAAGTTCTTCATTTCTTCTTTCTCTTCCTTATGAATTCCTTCAGGGTAGATTTCTTCAGGAAATCGTGGGCACTCTCCCTCCTGAGATCTATGATTTCCACTACCACTGATTTAGGAATCGCAGTCACCCCTCCAAAGGTGCGGTCCTTGGTTGCCGAGTCGGCTAGCACCATGACCTCTTCGTCTTCCTTCAAGATCCAACCCACTGTTACGCAGAGAATCGGCTCACATTCCTCAAGCACCTGCTCCAACTCCCCTACCCAGTCAGCTCGTGCAGTAATGTCTTTCCATGTTACCGCAACGATTCGACGAGGTAGAGGAGTCGGCTTGGTCGTCATAGGTTATACCTTATTACTTGGCCTTGTCGATAGAGAGTCTTCTCTTCGTTGTCCACCATGTCGCCAGGGCCGCTGTGACAGCCACTGCTGCCTCCCGCCACGGTGAGGGTATCAGCGGTCGGGCAATCTCCACGGCTGTCTCAGCGTTACTGGTGACCCCTGGTGGCTCTCGGTAGAACAAGGTGTTGGACAGATCCTCAAGGGCACCGCACCCAACAAACAGCAACAACATTATCAGAACTAATAGACTCCACTTCATCGCCGAGTCTCCTCTCTTAGTTTACGAACTTCAGCCAGGAGTGCCTGGTTTTCAGCTCTAGATTCTTTCAACAAATGCGTCTGCATCGTCAACAACTGATTCAGATTATTGATAGCGTGGGACATCTTACGGATCTCTGTCTCCAGCATACCAATAGTTTTGTTTGTCTCATACGCCACCGATCCGTTCGGTCCTTTGGTTGATTTAATGAATGAAAAAACCTCACGAAGAATCAATATGGTGAGGGCTATACCTCCGAGGCCAGTTCCAAAATCAAGGTTTTCCATGTGCTATTCCTCTTGCAGGGTATTTCTTAACCGTTGCTGGATTGGGATGAACTTGTCGAAATAGGTCGGAGACCCATACCCACCACGCTGGGCGTCATAAATACTAGGAGCAACATCCAAAGCTAGTCGAGTCTGGACGAGGTTCTGCCAACCAACCAACCGCCGGCCAGCGTTATAGGCTCCTTCAGTTAATTCCTTACCTTCAAATCCTTTTGCAGCGGCAGCACCCAGCACCGTTCCGAAGTCATTGAGGAGACCAGCAGTCGGGCCGGCCAGCATATCCACTTTCGATCTTGACTTCATCCTCGACAGTTGCCCTGCTCCGAGTAGGGTGGACGCGCCCACCCCGGTCATGCGCTCCATGTAAGCATTTCCCTGTGACAACCAACCGAGCGTACCCCCTCGATCTACCCCCTCTAGTATGCTCTTCTTCCACCAAGGAACTCTGGCAGTAACCCGACCTCGTTTGTCTTTCTTCACCTCGTCTTCAAATGGATCTTTACCATCGAGACTCTGGCGCGCCCAGTATCCAACAGCTCCAAGGGTGGAGGCACCAACAAACATCAATGCTTGATTCATGTCCCCCATCATCGCCCCCTTCTGGAGCATGGGAATGAGCAGCTGAGATGTGGCAGACATTGTGAACGATCCGAACTGCCCGATGATCCTTCCCACTTCCGTCGAGGTCATCCAGTTCGGAAGACTTCCAGCACCTGGAGTGATGATCGTTTGCTGAACTCGCTGGAAGGTGGCTCTTTCAAACGCTAACCGATCCTCAAGGGCAGTTCTCGCGTCGATATCTCCAGCGGCACCCCACTTCCTGGTCCGAGATAAATAAAACTTCCCGCCAAGTATCGTGGATTCAGTGTCACCAAACTTTTCCTGGAGGATTGCGATCCTCTGCAGTCGATCTTCGGTTAAGCCGAGACCACCCATGAAGGCTTTGTCTGACCGGCTCAGTCGCTTCCCTGATCGAAGCTTGTTTCCTATCTTGATAATCTTGTTCTGGATCGCCACGCTGTTGATGCTCTTCATCATTCCGTTCCACTTGTTTAGCATTAACAGGTTATTGAAACCTTTGCTCGTAGCGTGTAACCCCCTTTCAATGAAGTGATTCCTTTTGGGATCTTCCTCATCGAGGCCGGCTATCCTCCTGTTTCGATCACCACCGAGGGTGGCTTCACTCGCGAAAACCCAGTCGGCCATATCTTCTGATAGTCTTTTGTTTCTGAAGAATGGATTCATATACCGAGCAAGGGCACGGAAGTACGATGGCAGACCTACTTGTCCGATCCCCATTGCGAGGTCTGGGATACTCGACAAGAGGAATCCACCACCAAGGCGAACATAGTTGGCTTCACGAATCGACGCTCCGATTCTACCCAAGCTCTCGTTTCCTGTACCGTCAGTACGGTGGAATCTATCGAAGATCAATCCCATATCTCGAAGGTCTCTACTCTTTCTCTTTAGTAGTTTCTCTTCCTCCCGCTTCTTCTTCTTCATCGTCATTCTTGCATTCTGCTGTACACCAATATGAAGACCGCGATAGTCTTCCTCGATCCTGGCCTTGACCTGTTCTGCGTCTGAGTTGATGTCAAATGCAGACCTTCGAGAACTCGACGACCTTTGGATTACCATTGCCCGCATCTCCATCAGTCGTTGAAGTTTCTGGAGATCAGTGACCGCTCCGAGATCGTCGATAAAGTTCCTGCCGAACTTGAGAGCATCTGAGCGATCAGCTGCACTGCTCCCTAACTTCCACCCATAACTTTTTTCAGTGAAGATTAACTTGCCGGCCATTGTGTTTATTCCAGATCTAGTCTGGTCAAACTCCGCAGTCACCTCTAAAAGTTCCTTGTTCTTTTTGGTTCTTTCCACAACTAGGTCGTCGAGAGACTTCTGCATCGCGGTAGACACTGGCCTTCCGTTAGCATCTAACTCCTCAATCTCTGTCCTCAACAGTGCGATCTGTGAATCAATACCTCGAACAACCTTTCTCTTGGCATGGAGATCAGCCCTGAAGTTCTTCAGATTAACTACCAAGGAGTTCAGGTGAGTCTGCGCCTTCTCCATCGAGGAGAACCCAAGTTGCTTGACATCAATATGCAGCCTCATGTGCGATGACAGATTCAGGTGAGCCGCGTCGTCGAGGACTTGCTCTAGTTCAAGGTGGATAGATTCCAAAGCAGCCGGGGTAAGGCTTGTTGGATCCTCTGATAAGGTGTCGAGCTTGGCTGTTACGGTAGTCAGTCGATTTTTAAGATTCGCCGAGACCTGGAACCCGTCCATTGCTGAATCCATTTCACCAGAAAGGATCAACTTAGGGAGCAGGTTTCGGATTTGATTCGCCTGGATATTCATAACATCGTCTTCAAGCCAAGGAGCAATGAACCGATCCTCTACCGTCAGGACTCGTTGCTTCAGGCTATTGCCGGCTCCACCTCCAAGAGGTCCGGTGCCAGTGTCGTTGGTGATGTTCTCATACACTTGGTTGGCGATCTCTTCCCACCGATCCTCGTCGCCAAGTTTTGCAATCCACTCGTCGTACTCGGCGATCTCTCGTTCTAGTCGCGCACGATCCCACACTATCTCTGCTAGTTCCTCGGTCGTGCGAGGGGTGGGGGCAGGATCTTGCGCTTGGTTCCAGATTTCGGTGAGCTTGTTCCTTTGGGCCTCAAGAGGAGGTTGATAGTCATATTCTATTTCAACTATTTGAGCATCAGTTGGTTTGAAACCCTCCTTTACTTTCGGCCCATTGGGGCCATCAACCATTTGGGCTTCTGGGACCAAGATAAAAGTGTCACCCTTCTTTGGTCCCCACTGCCTATCCGGCGCAGATGGTAGTCCACCTCTAAATACAGGCATTGCGTTTACATTGACACCCTCCCGCATCCCTTCGCTTTGTATTCCAGCAATGTCATCCGCAGTGCGTACCTTATGTTGCCCGGTTATTTCTTCCTGAGCATCCACGAAAGCATCTGCCGTATCATAATTCCTGGCCTCGGACTCTAATACTGCCCTCGTCGGCGTGGCCGGCGCAACGGGGGTGCGGGTGGTGGTTGGAGGGGCCACTGGGTCAGGGGCAGAAAGAGCCTCATGCTCGTCCACCAACTTCTGACGCTCAACCTCCATCTCCGGCAGCTCTCTAGCCTTCTTGTCTTCAAGGGCAAGGAAGATGCTCTTCTTGAACTGCGGGAGGTACACCATGATCTTTTCTTTTTTGTACACCCGTGTCAGGTAGTTCTCTAACTCAATAGAGTTTATGAAATCCTCGCCGGTAAACGCCCCTGCCGATTCGCCTGTCTTCCTGAGTGTGTCAAAGAACTTGCGGTTTATCTTTGCAACTTCCTCTACAGCCTTAATGGTCTGACTGTCTCCGATAATAGACTCGAAGGGGTTTACCAACTCCAGTTCACCAGTGGTTGTCGATACCGAAAGTTCGTGAGAAGCGTTTGCCGGGTCAACAATATCTCCACGCACCGCCGCCTTAGCACCAAGCATCATTACTTCTGCATTACTCAGGCGACCACCAGCGGATCTGTACTCTGCAAATACCAGATTCATGTCATGGCGAATCCGCAAGCCGGCAATCTCAGCAATACCCATTACCGCTTCTACACTCTGACGATTCAAAGTGTCGGTACGGACTATGGCTGGCTTCAACATTATGTCTAGGGCACCCCTTGCAAACTGAGACTCCGAACGAGCAAGGTTCATCTCCGGATTCAGAAAGAGCAACTTCGCCAACAGTTTGCCCAAGATCCCTTGAGATATACCAAGCACCTTGGCAAGACCTGGGTTGATCTCCGAGGTAGCCTTGAGGAGGATCCCTGCAACTTCCTCTCGGTCCTGACCAAAGATAGCAAAACCTTCGTCACCCTCGATCAGTTCGTCTAGTCTTTGTTGCTCAACTGGATTCCTCTGGAGCCATGCTGAATACGATGCAGGGTCGAGAGCATCCTCCACGGTGTCCGCACCTAGCAATGCTCGGCTCGCAGCAGTTCGACTCGAACTGATGCCTCCGCTCATACCTCCAATGATCGCTCCGAAGACCGCGCCACCAACCAAGTCTCTCTGGAACTCTTCATCGGTTCTAGTTTCTTGGGCTATCCTCAAGAACGGCTCGGCCACCGTCAGGCCAAGGACATTCTCTGCGGCACCTATCCCAGCAATAGTCATTGGCCTAGCCGCGACATTCAGGGCTTTGGCTGCCCTGGTCGCACCGCTGAAGGCGATCCAGTTCACTGGGTCCACCACGCCAGCTCCTAAGCCAGCGAAGATATTAGAAGCCAACCCGCCTTCCTGGATGACTTCACGGTCCCTGTTCTCTTCTCGAATCTTATTGACGAGATAGTTCGCCTCTACTCGACTCTCCGCTTTCATTAAACTGGTAAAGGCTTCTGGGTATTTCTCTCTGATCCATGGATTCGCCATGACATCAGGATCTTCAGCTGGGTTGTAACCACGCTCCGGGGGGAAGATCGGCTCGTTCATGGCAATCGCAAGGTTGTAGACGGTGTTTGTCTGGCGAAAGAAAGCACCAACCTGATCTGTGAAACCAGTATTCTTGGCAAGGGCAGTCTTCGGGGAGTGGAATCCCTGAGCAAACATCAACCTCTGCTGTTGAATGGTCTTATCTGCCATTGCTTCTTGGAGTAGTTGTAGTTGGGACTTCATTATTCTCTCTCCTGCGCGTGGATCTTGTACCCAGCCTCTAGAACCTTGAAGAACTGATCGTTTGTTAAAGCCATAATAGAAGCACCATCGCCTGGGACGAGACCGGCAATCGTGATCTTCAGCTTTGCTAGTTCCTCATTTGGATTCGTTCCCCATTCAATGTCATACTTCCGGCTCGCTTCGGTGTAGTATCTTTTTATCCACCCAGCCCTCTTGTTTGAGTCCGCTGCGCCAGGAATAAGGCCGAACTGGCCGAAGATCGCCTCGGCCTCGCCGCCGATGTTTCCATACAAGGCAGAGGCCACCCTGTTCGTGTACTCTGGATTCTCAGAAACCACTTCCTGTACAAGCCCGACATCAGTATGCCACCCTGGTGGAACATAACCCCCTGGGGGGGGCATCAGTGACCCAGTCGCGATATTCTCCTTGATCCATACCTCAACATTCTTCTCTACAACACGAGGGTCGCCGAGTGGAACATCAAACGCACGGGCACCAGGACCAAGGTGGACAATAGTGTCGATGGGATTGAGGGGGAACTCGCTTGGACCTTGTTGTGGGCCTGGGGGCACCTGAACCCAACTACCGGGCTTAGTTGGATGGTCCGCACGAAACTGAGAACCCTGTATGGTGGGGGTCGAAGCCACTAACGCCCTCATTGCGTCGGGGGTGAGCCTAGAGGCTGCGCCGGCAGGAATCTCGGTAGGGTACTGCTTCATAAACTCTTCTGGATCGTCGGCAAATCTCTGGGCCAATCTATCGTGGAGCTGGTGGAGAGACATCTCATAAACATATTGTTGGTATTCAGGAGAGTGGAGGGCAATATCGCCAGATCCTTGGAACCGCCAAAATGCGGCAAACTTCGACCTGGCTTTTAGTGCCCAAGGCTGCAACTTAATCTCTTCACCGTCCACTGTTATCGTGTCGGACGCGCCCGATGACGGGTCTAATACCCGAGCATTATGGTCGAGGATATCTTTGAACTCTGGAACCAGCTCTGGATTTCTAAGCAAGGCTGGTGGCACTTTCCCTGAACTCAGCAGAACTTGCCCTGCTAGTTCGTTACGGTTTCTTGTCTTCTCTAAACCGCGATTTCTCCACCGGGCAAAGTCTTTCTCAAATATTTTTAGTTCTTTCGCATTAGCCTCATCAAACGGCTCGTTACCGATCAACGACCGCTGCACCATTCCAGAGAGGTGGCTGAACACAGCTGTCGTTCCATTCCACATCGCTGAAGAAAGCTGTTCAACATTATTAGTAGCCTTACTACCTTGTATTTCAATCCATCCACCAAGGGTTCCCCGCTTGAAGTAACCGTCGCCAAGAGGAACCAAGGAGTCGATATACGCGTCTGAGATCTCTTCCCGAGTATCGAAGGTGAGCGGATCCTGGCCTGCCGGGGTCGGCCCCACCGCCGCTCGGAAAGAGTCTTTGTACTGTGGCTCGAAAATGAACTCAGTGCCCTGCGTGTTCTTGATTAGTCCCGACCGAGAATCGCCATCCTTCGGAAAAAACGAGACGGTGTATTTGGAAGATTTACCACCCATCGTTACTGTAGATAATGGCTGGATATGCAAGTTCGGTGCGATATCGCTGAAGAACTCCTCCTCGGTTATGCCATCAAGAAAGTTCGTTTGACCTCCCGACAGGACTTTGAACAACTCATCATAGATCCAGGCTTCCGAGTCAGCGGGATTTCCAGAGTTGTCCGTTCTTTGTTCTTCTGGAAGACTGATCTGATGGAAGAACGACTGACCGTTCCTCTTGATAGGTGGATAAGCGTTCAGGACTTGAATCACTGATTGGTTGATTGCTAACCCAATCTTCTCAGCGTCACCGTAAGTGCTGTACTCAGGGTTGGCTTGGATCGTTTGCAAGTTATTCCCGTAGTAGTTGTTCATTACAAGATTCGTGAACGAGTCCTTGCCACCCTGAGACATTGATACTGTTGCTGGATTACCATTCACGGTCTCTGAAATTAACTCTATGAGATCGGCTCGGTCAGCGGCTGAGGTTCTCCCGCCTCCTGCCCCTTGACCAGTGCCACGGCTCGGTTGGGCGACAGCGTTGACCACCGCTTGGGCAGGAGGTTGGTTTCCTCTGGCATTGCCGTAGTTGACGATCTCACTGATTCGCTTTGGAGAAAACTTAAACCCATCAGGGAGTGCTTTCACCGGAATGAATCCAAGCTCCCCCATAAGATCTGACGCAGTTTGCCAAGCACCTGGGTCGCCCTCGTCCATTCTGTTGTTAAGTGCCTCAGCAAGTGAAGGCAGCAAAGCACCGTATTTATTTGAAATCTTTATGAGGGCTTCGGAGTTAAAATTGAGGAGTTCTGGAGGCAGAGCGGATAAAGACTTGTCGAGGTCTACCGGCCTGGAACTGGTCTCACCCAGAACAGCATCAAGATTCCCGCTAGGACCATTCGCATTTGCTATTCTAACCGAATCACGGCCAGCTTTGTTGATCCGATCTTGGGCGCGCCCCCCCATCTCTACCGAAGCAAAGAGAGTCGCCGCATCTTCTCCGAATCCTGCTCTAGCCAGTGCGTCGATTACTGCTATTCCTCTTTCAAGGTCACCCCTATCAGGAGAATTGTACTGGATCCCGCCCGTTGGGGAAGCGGTGAAAGATCCATCTTCCGGCTGAGACATCTGTGTGGCAGTAGACCCGATATATCCTTCACGGTTTTGTAAAACATCTCCACGAATCCTATCGACGATGTTCCTTGGAAGATTCGCGACACCACCTGAACCAGCCTCGGCGAAGGCTCCAAGGAAATAATCCATACGGCCCTCGGCACCACGAGAGAAATACGAGGTCCGCATTCCATTTAGCGCAGTGGTCTGGACTGCCGATAACTCGCCAGCATTGATAAGCCCTCGCTCGAGAAGACCGGCAGCATAGGACAGGTCGTCAGCAGCTTGAGTACCAGGGGCTGCGGAATCACCATAGTTATTCAGGGCACGGCTATTGATGAGATCCAGCCGGGACTTATCCACGCTGTCGGCCATTGCCTTGAGAAGGGGGCCAGGAGACCCTCTAAGGGATTCCAGGCGGGTGGCCGAAGACTTAGACAGGATCCTCTGGGAGCGGGGGTGGAGACCCTCTAGGGCCGTTTTCTCGCCCGCCTCAATATCGTCAGCGAAGTCGTGCATTATCCCAAATAGAGCAGCATCCTGATCCATCGGGTTCAGGTTCTCTTCATTCCTCAGTTCCAGCAATGCCTGATCCCTGAGCATCTCAGCGTTCTCGAAGTTCGCCTTGGCTTTGGTTTCCCAAACTCCTTGGTCTTCCTTCATCTGATCGCCAAGAAGGCCAGCGGAGATACGAGTCACCGAGTCCGCTAACTGGCCGAAACTCTTGTATACCAGACCAGCCTCTGATCCAGGCATAAGGGTTCTTCGAGCCGTACCTGCGGTACTGATCCTGGAACGAGGTATCTTGATCGCCATTTGTCTCCTAGTCCTTGAGCATATCTATTACGAATTCGCGCCTAGCGTGAACAACGATTCCGCTGCGCCCATGTAACCAGCCATTCGGGACTGCTTCGCCTTCTTGCGAAGAGTCTTTTCTTCCGATTTTGCGCCGGCTATTATTGATTCTTGTTCTCGCATCGTTTCACCAATTGATTCCATCATTACCAGCATCGGAGAACCTTCCAGTTCCACTCCCGCTGCTCCGAAACCGGCTTTTTGAGACCCGACAACTCTTCGACCTTCAAGTCCAGCAACACGAGACTTTTCTTTACCGAGTCGCCTCGCCTCTCGTGCCTGTTCATTGTACGCATCTGATTCCGCTTGGCCGCCCAGCAGCTTTGACCCACCACTAAACATAGTGCTGAGAAACATCATCGTGAATGGGTCCATGTCTGTCTCCTAGTCCGAGTAACTAACTTCGATTGTGATACTTTGCATCTCAATCGTGTACGGGTTGTTGTGGGTAATGCTAAGTGTTGGACTCGTTCCGTATAGCCCAAGCACTGGCACATCTTCCCAACCATTTATTGCAGAAGGAGCTGGGCCGCTAATCCAAGGCATTGACTGCAAGGAATACTTATCGACCACAACCCCACGAGTGTTGTTCAAGTAAAGCATCGCTCGATCATAACTTCTCTTATGACCATGCGTAGAACCTGATCGACCCTGGATATCCAGGACAGCCGGTGCCATCGTGAATGTGAATGGCAAACCAACCACCGCTAAAGTAAATCCAGACGCTGCGGAACTGATATCCACAGTACCTTCTGAGGAAACAACAAACTCACCAAGGTAGTATTGTGCGTCTACTAAGACCTGTACGGTCTCTCCGACTAAATGGGTCAAGCCTGTGATGGTTGTTCCCGAACCAGTTACAGACTTCTGCGAATCCAACACCGCTGTTTCTGTAAAAGCCTCCAGGGAATACTGTGTAGAACCATCAATAACTCTAGACATCACCATGTATACAGAGTCGTCCCGAGTCCCTGAAAGAGATGTCACGACAGCCATGTCCCAAACTCTAGAGGTAGTCGCTGTGTCATAGTTCGTCGGACTCCACCCTAATACACTGTTTTGCCGGTTATAGGTCATGATGTCGAGTTGACCAGCGTTGCCCATGCAGAAGAGAAATGGATCAGGGCTATGGGCGAATACCAACTTCTGCGCTCGTTTTGTGGGCGACCAGAGATGGTCCGCTAAATCAGTCAGGTCAGCACTCTGGTATCTATCAGAGGATTCAGTGTAAGCCATCTCTCGGATTCCTTGGCCGCCTCGTGGTACAAACCCGATTGAGGGACCCATGTGGATGGCCTGGGAATTGTTACTTCCGTATTGGCTTTGGAGATCTACCGAGAGGTTTGTAGATGTTAAAGGCTGGCCTGACAGCTTATATTCAGAGAAGTCTGAACCTATCAGTAAGTCCTGCTGGGACACCATCCATCGGATTCTGTTACCAACATTGTTGGAGATCTTAAACAATAATCCTTGGTCGTCGTTCGGTCCTTGTTGCCAGTCGTCTGGTTCTCCACTACGGCTACTCGCGATAAGGTTTTGATAATCATTACTGAAACCAGCCATGAACACGCGGCCCTGGTGACTAGCTCCAACGGCGGGGTATCCAGTGGCTACGCTGAATCCGTAACCCCAGTTGAAGGTAGGCCCATAGTAAGACCTTGAAGTACCTTCAATGCATTCATAATCATAAGCATCTGTACGAGCATTACACCTCGCCCTGCCGTCAGAAGCGAAGACAGATCCACCTAGTGTTGCGGTTCCCCCGGTACCGTCGAAAACTGTTTCATGACCATCAGGGAGGAAATCCGGGGTGGAAGAAAAGACATCAAAATTTCCGGAAACAATGTTAGCACCGGGTGCGTCCCCTCGGGGAAATACAGCCACTTCAGGGATCTTCTCCCTTTTCGGAATCTTTGTCACGACGACATCGTATGTACCAGCGGTGAAGACTGTGTCGCTGAGTGACCATCCCACTAGGTAGCAAACAGCGGTGTTCGCTACAGTATCAATCGAGTGAATCCATAAAACGGCGGTGTCCCACGCAGCGTCGTAGAGTCCCCTGCGAACTGTTAAAACTTTCCCAACATACGAGTTGTCCAAGGTGATTGGGATGTTGCTTAAAGTACCAAAATCACCCCGGGTCGCACCTGACCATGAACAGCCAGCCCATGTGGTGTCAGGAATGTACGGTCCAGTCCAATCGTTAGGGTCTTCGCCCATCCCGTTGGTGATCCTATGGCAAGTAAATGTAGTTGGGCTATTGAATCTCTCCATTCGGACCCAACACGAAATACCATTGAACTGCGTTTCACCTTCGACTATCCCAAACTCGTCCCGGAACTTAGAAGCACCGCCGAGCCGCCAAATAGAACCAGCATCTTCTGGCCTGAATAAGTCCTCTGTAGATTCCACCTTGCATCGAAGGTTTAATCCTGCTGGATTTTGACCCTGGTTCGGGATCGGTTGCTCTGGCATCGAAATCCCCACTTTAGGTTTGTAGGACTTCAATTGCGGAGAGCCACCTACTATCGGCGCAATGCCAAATTCGTAGGTAGCGGGAGTGCCATACTTCTTCTCGAAATAAAGGGGCGGACTCGATGGGGTATAAATGTAGACACGGTTATTGTGCTGGAAATGGGTGACAGCATCGCCGGCTGGCAGGGCACCTAGAGGATGGTAAGCACCTGTGTCATCTCCACTCGCAGGGTAAGGACCATGTGTTCCAGAACCACCCCAATCAATCTTCACGCCGTCCTTATAGACATAAAGCTTCCCACGATCTGGGGCGACTGAATACGCAAAGACTAACAGGTAGTCACCATCTGACGCAGAGTACGGAACGAGATGCGCCCTTACATTACCTTCGATAGCATCAATGTGTTTGATCCCAGGACGACGACGAACACCGCCAGTCCTTGTAAGAACTCCGTTCTTTAAGGTCTTGCAACCCTGACGAACTTGATCTGAGCTGCCCATCCCTAAAACTCTAGGGCTGAGTTCCCCGAAGGAAAAGCGTTCTTGTGGAATCCAAACCATTGTCTATCTCCTCACATCAAGCAATGAAGTGGACGAGAACATCCGAGGACTACTCTCTTGACCGTCCACTCCTTTAGCCGCTAACAATGCGTCAGCTGCCCGTTGAGCGATGTATGCCTGTTCAGTAGGAGGCTTACCAAAGTTTGTCGCAACATGAGCAGCGAGGGCTAGCCCCATTGCATGAGCAACTAATGGAGACAACAAACCAATGTCGGCTCCAATATCCATCACATACTCTAAGGAAATAGTCCCCTCATTCGACAGCAAGCAACGCTTTAATATCGGTGGGGTGGCTCCGTCACTTACGACTTCGATCTCCCACTGATTCTGGCCCATACCACCGTTCGGTTGCATCGGAAGACCATTAATCGTTAATGCTCTCAAATAGTCAGTAGGTAGGTTATATGCCTTTGCCCAGCGCGGGCCAGATGGGGCAACAGCATCGCCAGCAGAGTCGTTGAAAGTTTCCAGGTCAATCGTTCTCTTTGCCCCATTCCATGCGTGGTCTGCTAGGAACTGAGCGCGGAAACCACCTTCCCATACAGTGTTCAACAAAATCGCCTGGGAAGAACCATCACTGGTAGTCCCGATGGTTCCAACTCCTAGTTCAACTAACGCAACATTCCAGATTTGTACTACTGTCACAGCTTCTCCTTCATTTAAAAGCGGAGCCGAAATGCTCCCTATTCCGTCGATAACTGCTCCGCCGGGCAAGGTGCCGGTCAAGCCAGTGCCCAAAGAACCAACCCCGTCGATAACTACTTGTGCGAAAAAACGGCTTCCATTGCCTTGGCCCACTGAGGCAGAACTTGAAAAAGATGCTTCAAGGTCTCCAACGAAATCTCTCGCGCCACCCGTGGACGATGCAGTAGTTGATACAGTTCCTGATACCGGAACTGTTGCGCCAAATGTCACTGATACCGTGTCAACCACTATACATGAAATAGAAATCGGGATCTGCGACTCACTCGTGGTAGCCGAGATTCCATGAACAGATACTGATTTCTGTAACGGATCTGACGGTCCTACTGGTTGACGACCAGAAGAAACCACCATCGCTGCGGAGATTGACACTGACTGAGACGGCAGGATCCTCGTAGCCGTTGCTGACACATGGGCGATAACCGCTTCCAGGACACTAGGAGCCAGGTCGTTAACGCTCGTGGAAGACGATGCGCTTATGGTCGCTGCCGATGATGCCGGCCTTGAATAATCTACAGTAACGGCAACTGATCCGGTCGAGGAAAGACTTGCAGCCCCCGTACCAAACTGACCTAACTCTCCTGTTACGGTTGAAATCACACTAGCAAAGGCCGAGGCGGGCCTCGAGAAGACCATGGAAAAGGACACTGTTGGTCGGTCGAATGTCATAGATGCAGTAGGTGTCTCGACACCAGCTACTGTCCCTACAGCGGTCGAGACGAGCGTAGCAGCGGAGGTCGCCGGCAACTCGTAGATCACCGATACCGTGGATGTTGGCAAGGTAAAGCTAGCGTCAGAAGTGGCGGTTCCCTGATAGGCAAGGGCGGCGATGGTCGAGGAACCGATGGTTGCTGCGCCGGATGCGGTCCGGGTGTAGGTCACCGCGCCGACCGTGCCGGTAGCCGAAGAGACTACCGAAGCCGCAGCGGTAGCGGAGCCAGCGAACGACGCAAGGGCGATGGTCGCCGAACCGATGGTCGCTGCACCGGATGCGGTCCGGGTGTAGGTCACCGCTGCCACCGTGCCGGTAGCCGACGAGACTACCGAGGCCGCGGCGGAGGCCGGGGCTGCGAACGACGCGCTGCCCGAAGCGGTCGCCGAGAGGATCCCCTCCAGGAAGGTCGAGTGGGGAAAGACCACAAACTCCACGACAGCCACGGTCGAGGAACCGATGGTCGCCGAGGCGGATGCGGCACGGGTGTAGGTCACCGCTGCCACCGTGCCGGTGGCCGAAGAGACTACCGAAGCCGCAGCGGAGGCCGGGGCTGCGAACGCCGCGCGGCCCGAAGCGGTCGCCGAGAGGATCCCCTCCAGGAAGGTCGAGCCATCCGAGACCACAAACTCCACGAACGCCACGGTCGCCGAGCCGATGGTCGCCGAAGCGGCTACCGACTGGGGAACTGGTCCGCTCGATTTCTCCTTGAAGAAGAGCGACATCGAAACGCCGCCGTTATGACTTTGGGTACTAGGGGTGCTGACCCATCCATAATAAGTAGACCCAGTCGTTGACCAGTTTGCATCCATATTAGAGAACGCACCTGAGCCAGTATATTTCTTGAAGAACCAAGAAGCAGTATGTGCAGCCGCTGCGTTGTCTTCAGAATGTCCGCCTTTTGTCGTACCGCTCGTAGGCCAAGTTTGGGCGAGTGTATCCACCTCAGTTCCGCCCGCTGGTACATTGTTAATGCTAGAAGCAGGAGCTGCCGGGGGGTCTATTTGTTGGCGACGACGAACAGTGGAGCAAAAAACATTCATAAACTCATCGCCAACATCTGTTGAGTTCCATGAACTATCCGTTGGCTTGTTCCACCGCCGATAGACCAATTTCGCCATCATTGTCATTGATGATTTGCAAGAGGCTTGCATCGACGAGATCGTAGCCGTTGAATTGTCTGCTCCTCGAATGACAAATACCCGCAAAGTTCTAGGGCAACTCCCTCCGCCAGTGGCAGATACATCCGTATAAGAAAGCTGTTGATTCGTCAGGGCATGGCTACTCGTGATTGGAAGAACCCAGAGGCCACCAGCCTGTCGGCCACCGGAAGAGGAAGTGGAACGGAGATAACCGAAGTCAAGAAAGTCGGTGGTAATACCAGTTGTGCCTGAAGAGTTAGTGTAGGTTGCGACTTGATTGAGGATGTGTGAGTTGCCATTGCCAGGGTTTAACGCATTATTTTGCCGCTCCTCTGAGTGCATTAAGACAAGGAAGTCTCCGGCTAAGAGCGTGTTAGGAGCAGATCCATTGATTGAATCAATAGTCAGGTGGAGAATACCTGTATTCCGACCATCTGATGAACCTCCTACGGCTCTTAGGTCAAGAACTTCCAATGCCATATCATGCCACCGTCAACTCTACGGTCAGTGTCCCTGGATTCTGGCACTTCGTTACATACAGGTTGACCATTTGATGGTCAGTTACCGACTCACTTATTGTAGGATCTAAGCCGTATGACGAGGTGCAAATAATGTCGTTGGCGAGCATATAGGTAGACGGATAAGGATCAGAAGATTTATACGGGTGTGCGGCTGGAAG